TGGTGCCTCTCACAGGATCTGTGATGAGTCCTTGTGCTATCAATGACTGTGTGGAAGGAGTGTGTGCAGGTCTCACAGAAAATGCAACATCATTGTCTGGATTTGCATTCAATCTTGTGATGTTGTTAGATTCAGCTCTGCGTTGTGCTTCTGCCACAGGCACCTGGGTCAATCCAAGTGTTGAATAGTACTGTTCATTTTCTTCTGGTGTGCCCACAAACTTGTTGGGTTCGCTCACAGCAATGCCAGGTGTCATGTGATTCATGAAATCTTCATACACGCAACCCAGCCAATAGCCTGCATTGGGGTTGCCGTCTGCAAACATCACCAACACCTTGGTGTCAATGTCTGGTGGCACCATCCAAAATCCGTATGACTTTTGTGTGTTGGCGAATTCTCTGTTGTTGGAATTGGTTTCGCTCAGTGGTGTCTGTCCTGCAAAGGGCGAACAGTAACTCACACCAATCACCTGCGATTGTGGATTTTTGTTGGTTTCATCATAGGTGCCATGCAGTGAGGGTATGAACACAAACAGTCTGCCCATTCTGTTGAGATCAGTGGGATTTTTCACATAGCCAATGTAGGGTCCAGGAAACTGTTGAATTTTCTTTTGTATTTCGTCTTGAGATCGTCTTTGATTAATTGCCATCTGGTCTTATCCTTGATGGGTCTGGTGTTGCTCCAATTTCTCTGATGAGGTCAAGTTGTGATTTTGAATAAAACTGATCACCAAGTGTGATGTCAATTCTGGGTGGTACAGTTGCGTTAAACCCTTCCGGCACGAACCCGCCACGGTTGGCTCCTGTGTATTGTCTTGTGATGTTACTGCCCACAGGAATTTTTGTGACGTTGTCTCCTGTGTTGTCTCCCTGCACGCCTATGTCTCCTACATTGGAACCAAGGTCTGTGAGAAACGCTGGTTTGGTTGGGTCGTATCTGCCCACACCCTGTTTGCTCTGCAGTCCTGCCTTGGATGCACCTTGGTTGTTTGCTACAACTTCTGGTTCATCGTCTTCTTGAAATCTCATTCTCACCATTTCCAGTTCATTTGTGAACATGCCATCAGCAAATCTGCTGGCACACATATATACTTTGTATTTTCCACTGAATGTCACTCTTTGGTTGTTAAAGAATATGCCAGTGGCATCATCTAAGTCTGTGGGTGTTTTGAAATTGAAATCAATCAACACTTCTCTGCCATCCGGACTCACAGCACCCAGTTCATCTGTGTATGGTGCACTCTCCACGTGCGATTCAGTGAATGTTTTGTTGGTCACAGGTTTTTGGGCAATCCAATAAGGATCACCAATGATTTCCAATGTGGTCACCAACAAGTCCGCAGATGGATCTGAAATAATTTGTTCAAATATCCTGCCAATCTCGCCATTCTTCTTGTTGACTGAAAGATTGAGGCCGCCTTTGTACAATGAATCTTCTGGTTCTGTGGTGACTTGGCTGACACCCTTGTTGCCAGCACCCTGTTGAGATGTTTCTGCATTGACTTCTGATTTGGTGCCAGATTTGTTGTTGGTTTGCGGATCATTGTCATTGTTTTCTACATATGGTATTGCTTGATAATATCCAAATTTGTATGTGATGTCAAATGCCAACACGTCCCTGTTTTGGCCTGTGTAGATATAATTGTAAATCTTTGCAGGTGAACGGTCCGACACAAGATCACCGCCTTGTTTGTTGAAATATGCAGAAGTGACCTTTTGTTCTCTCACAATGAACACAAACCTATAGGATGGTCTGTTGTTGCCGTTGTCGTCTTGCAAAATCTCCAACTGTGTAAAAACACGAGCAATGGTCATGTCATCAGTCACAGGTTGCATGTCATCTGTGAATTGATCCTTGTAGAAATCGCTTTCCCTGATCACAGCCTCAATGAATGCTTGGATAGATGTGCCTTTGGGAATATTAATCACTCGCTTGGCTTCAACCGGACTGACTTTGACATTGGAATAATTCAAAATAGAATTTGCATCACTGAGTTCATCATATCCCAGTTTGGTTTTGATCAATGCAGTGGATTGTTCAACATCAATAGTGTATTCATCTGCATGCAGAATTTTGTTCTGTGCTTCAAGAGTTGATTGTGTGTTGTTCACAGCATCAAAGAAATTTGTGAGAACTTCTTGCACCGTGTCACCATATATGGTATATGCTTCTTTGGTTTTGCCATGCACTTCTGTGAGTCCCAACATGGTGGCTGGCACTGCTGATATTTGATACACACTAACACCTGCATCAATCTGCATTTCTGCTTGATATATGTGAATAGGAATATTTCTTGTTGAGAATGGAATCACATCAGTGGGTTGTCCATCGTCATTGATGCCACGGAATTCAATTTTTAAATTGTACACAGCTTTCAAATGATTGGCGTAATCTTGTGCATCAGCAGCTTGTATGAGGGCATCAATGAACGACACACCGTATGGTTCTGTGATATCAAACAACACTTGGAATACAGTGCCTGTGCCTGCTTGTGCTGTGGGGGTAATGGTATTTCTCACCACCAAGTTGTTGATGTAAAAATCTTTGTCCAGTGGAGAAGCACCTGTGGTGCCTTTGCCGCCACTGCGAGCAATCACAATGCCTTCATACTCACCTTGATTGAACTGTGTTTTGCTGAGGCATGAAAGAGTGATGATGTAATTGTAGGGAGCATAGTCATGCAGTGGATTTTCTATAGGAGGTAAATCCTGTGTATTGCCTGTGTTGGCAGTGGATCCTGGTGTGGTGCCTATGTTGCCGTTGGTCAACCCAGGATCCTGTAAAAAAGCATTTTGACTGATGAGATCTTGTTCTGTCTGTACATTGGTTTTGTTTGATGCAACCTTTTGTGTGTCTACTTTTGGATTATACACTGTTTGTGACGAAAATCTTGATGTATAACCATATGCTGGATCGATGTTTTGTAGCCTGCTGACATTTTCACTGTCTTTGCGTAATTTTTCCACACGCACTTCTTGTTCAAGAATTTCTGCTTGTTCTTGTGCTTCCAGTTTGCCTAAAAATGAAGTCATGTTAGACTCCTAAAAATTTTTCAAGAGTTGATTTTTTTGGTATGCGGATCTGCACACCTTCTGCAAAAGAAAAAATTGGATCAGTTATGATGTCCATGTTGCGATGCATGAACACCCACCACAGTTTGGCAGAGCCATACAAATCATGAGCTAGTAGATCTGGACGTTTGTCATAGAATGAATCAATTTCATATAATATGTCATCTGGTTCAAACGCAAACAATCTTTTTTTGAGTATGCCCAGTGATTCAACACCTTGTGGTGTGGTTGAATAGGGTGATGTCTTTGCATACTGAGCCATTAGATAAATCCATCATTGGCCAAATCGCCATTAGCAAATTTTTTCAAACTGAATGAGTTTGTGATCTTTTTTCTTGAGTAGATCGGTAGACATGACACAGCAATCAATGAATCAGTTGGCACATAGTTGACTGAACCCGATGATTCTTGGGCTTGCCTACTGCCTTCGGCACTGGCCATGCCAGTTGGATCTGTTGGAGGTGTTGTTGATGAGGCTAGTCCACCTGTGGGCATGGTTACACCGATGTAGTCCACCTGTTCTCTCAATTCAACATTGAAGTTGGTTATGATCACTGGAACATTTTTGTACACAAAATCTCCATAGCCATTCAATCTACACACTGGTGGAGGATTGCCCTTGTTAAGTTCTCCGCCATAATACATTTTTGTGACTGTTCTCAGAAAGTGCAGTGTGCCCAACCATGCCAACCCACTTTTTTGATCGTTCACAGGAAATGATCCTGATATTGTGATCTGATCCACCTGTGAATTTTGGTAGGCATAATACGGGTAATTATTGTGAATCACACTTTTGGCGTCATATGAAGCAGAATGTGACATATTAATAAACGGTGTAACCGGCCATCTCATGCCATTTTGTATGCCCAGTGTCTGTTTGTCCATGATGGGCGAACTGCCAAACAGTGATGCATATGTTGATGCAGGCAAGGTCAGTTTGACTGCCCAGTCTTGTGTGGCACTTGGTGCACCCACATTTGATTGCAGTGTGCGTTGCTGTCTGCCAAATATGCCGCCTACAGGCAAACCAGCCGCAGATAATCTGTTGGCCACTGCACCTGCAGCTCCTGTGAGGAACTTGGAACCTTGATTTAAAAAATTCGAGAATGCGGCCATCAAAAATATTTATTGCATAAATTAAGTGCATAGTTTATAATATCTTTATAGAACATAAAGAAAGTATAGACATCAACAAATGGCAGTAAAATATCTCAACAATCGTGACATGCTCAAGCAGATTCACCTCAGCAAAGCCACCTACAGCGAATTCCTTACGCCTCAAGACAGAGACTATGACATCATTTTGCCCACTGTGTCCAAGATCAACACAAGAAGCACAGCAGAAGGCAAAAGATTGAGAGCCAAAAGATTGGAACGCGAAACAGGTGAAAAACAGGATCCAAAAAAGATTCAAAAGCACGAAGTGGTGTTTAGAATCATGACATTTGATCATGTGCCGAACTCCAAACGCAAGGCCAATCCCAAAAACACAGCAGAATCCAAAGCCAAATGCAATTTCCCTCCCTATCAACACTGGAGATACACAGAAGATGGTGATCTGATCTGTGTGGGCAAGTCACACTGGCAGGGCGGACTGCAGAATGGACACTTTTCCACAGAGCATGGCAAGATGACCAACACACTGGCCAAAATGTTCCTGCTGTTGACACAGAGATATGGCACCCGAGGCAACTGGCGTGGTTACACCTACAATGACGAAATGCAGGGACAAGCACTCATGCAGTTGAGCCAGATTGGTTTGCAGTTTGACGAATCCAAATCAGAAAATCCATTTGCTTATTACACTGCCGCAATCACAAACTCTTTCACTCGTATACTGAACGTGGAAAAGAAAAATCAATCACTGAGAGATGACATCCTACAAGAAAATGGCATGATGCCTTCACACACTCGACAGATTGAATGGGAAATCCAACAAAAAGCAGAACACGATCTCAACAGCAAAGACTAATTTTGCATCCAACCTTTGATGGTGTGAGCAAACACCTTGTGATGCAGTGGTCCCCAGTGAGCACCATCATCTGCTAGATCATCACGATCAGCACAGTCGCTCAGTGCTGTGGCACAGATTTTGTCATCAAAACATGATTTATTTTTTAATAAAATAATGTCTTCTTGTTCAATCATAAAATGATATGCTGGCACTGATTTCTGTTTGCACCAATGTTCAACAAAATACATTTGGTTGTAAAAATGTGCCACATCCATGTCGTCATTATTGTTGACTAGATGTTTGATCATTGATTTGTCCACAGATGATCCAGTCAGATACACAGGATAAGGTCTAGTGATGCTGTAATGATTTCTTCTTACCAAATAGGGCCAAACCACGATCACTCCTTGTGGTTTTTGCACAGTGTCTGTGAAACCATAAAGTATTCTCACACATTCTTCACCGGATGCTCCGGGCCTTGCGAAATTAAAAACTTTTTGATTGAGATGATGTTCTAGTCTATCTGAAAACCTTTGTCCATTTTTGATTGCTATGCCAAATGTGTTGCTTTCACCAAACAGGTACCAATGTGGTTGATCTAAATTGTCATCAGTGATTTCATGTGTGCGGTAACCATGTGCATTGTGTTCATAATCAAGATATGGTTTGAATTTCAAAATATTGTCTTGAAAAAATCTGTGTTGCATTATTCAAATAATTATCTTATAATAAAACTCAATGCAAACTTTTAAACGTGCGGCAGTGTTTGCTGACATTCACTTTGGCAACAAAGGCAATTCACGACAGTTCAACGAAGACTGTGATCGTTATGTGGATTGGTTCATTCAACACGCTCAATCACAAGGCTGCGAAACATGTATATTCTTAGGTGACTGGCATCATCAGAGAGCCACCATCAACATCACCACCCTGCAACACTCGTTAAAAAATTTAGAAAAGATTGCATCATCATTTGAACAAAACCATTTCATTGTTGGCAACCATGATCTGTATTACAAAGATTCACGTGCTGTGAACTCCATTGAATTTGCCAAACACATCAAAAATTTAAACCTAATTCTGGAACCATACCACACAGAGGATTGTGCGTTTATCCCGTGGTTGGTGTCAGAGGAATGGAAGCAACTCAAGGACATGCCCGCCAAGCCGTATGTATTTGGGCACTTTGAGTTGCCACACTTCCTCATGAATGCCATGGTTTCCATGCCTGACACCAATGAACTGTCAGGTGATGACCTCACACATCACGGCTATGTGTTTTCAGGCCACTTCCACAAGCGACAGATGAAAGGCAACATTCACTACATTGGCAATGCATTTCCGCACAACTATTCAGATGCCAACGACTTTAGGCGTGGCTACATGATGTTGGAGCATGGTGGCGATCCTGTGTACTATGACTGGGCGGACATGCCTGTGTATCAAACACTAAAATTGAGTGAAATACTGCACAACGCATCTGTGTTAAAAAAACGAGCATATGTGCGAGTGGACATAGACACAGAAATAACCTACGAAGAATCCAACTTCATCAAAGACACATTCATTTCACAACATAAATTGCGTGAAATGACATTCATACAACAGCGAGACATCACAGCACATGATTCAACTGATTTGACACAGGCATTTGAATCCATTGATGAGATTGTGCATTCGCAGTTGATGGCAGTGGATTCAGAACACTATGATAGAAATCTACTGTTGGAGATTTACAAAAACCTATGATCAGATTGAAGACACTGACGGTAAAAAATTTCATGTCAGTGGGCAATGTGACCCAAGCCATCAACTTTGAAGGACAGGATCTGACACTGGTGTTGGGACAAAACATTGATCTGGGCGGCGATGATGCAGGATCAAGAAATGGCACAGGCAAGACCACCATCCTGAATGCTCTGTCATTTGCTCTGTTTGGTGATGCTCTCACCAACATCAAGCGAGACAACCTTGTGAATAAAACCAACGAACGTGGCATGGTGGTGTCCTGTGAGTTTGAAATTGACGGCAAACACTACAAGATTGAACGTGGCAGAAAGCCTGCCATCATAAAGTTCTATGTGGATGGCGAAGAAGAAGCATCTGACGAAGCACAGGGTGATTCCAGAGAAACACAAAAAGACATCACCAAGATATTGGGCATGAGTCACATCATGTTCCAAAACATTGTGGCACTGCACACATATGCGCCACCATTCTTTGGTTTGCGAGCTGCAGAACAAAAAGACATCATTGAACAACTGTTGGGCATCACAGTGCTGAGTGAAAAAGCAGAAGTGCTCAAAGAAGAATTGAAAGAAACCAAAGAAGTCATCAAAGAAGAAGAAATTCGTCTGGATGAGATTCAACGCAACAATGAAAAGATACAATCATCCATTGATGCACTGGAAACTCGTCAGCGTGGTTGGCAGGCACAGCAAAAAGATGACATCGCCAAACTTGCACTGTCAATTGAAGAACTGATGAAGGTGGACATCAAACATGAAATTGAATGCCACAAGAAATTAGAAACCTACAGAGAAAATTTTGAAAAGAAGAGAACATGGGAGCGTGAACTGGCCACTGTGCAGACTGCCATCAAACAGTCAACCAAACAACTCACAGAAATACTTGACTCAATTGACAAAACTGAAAACAAACAGTGTCCCACATGTGGTGGTGCCATGGAAGATGACAAGCATCATGCAATGGTTACAAAATTAACAACTGATCGCACAGAATTTGAAAAGTACATAGAAGACTTGGTTTCACAGGAATCAGGTCTCACAGCAAAGATCAAATCCATTGGTGACCTAGAACAGCCGGAGACCTATTACGACACAGCACAGGAGGCTTACAAGCATGAAAACACCGTGGAATATCTGGGGCAACAACTGGAAACCAAGACCAAAGAATCTGATCCATATCAAGAACAGATTGATGAATTGAAAACTTCTGCTGTGCAGGAACTGTCGTATGTCAAAATGAACAATCTACGCAAACTGCAGGATCATCAAGAATTCCTATACAAGTTGTTAACATCAAAGGATTCGTTTGTGCGAAAGCGAGTGATTGATCAAAACTTGACCTATTTGAATTCAAGACTGGCCTACTATTTGGACAAAACAGGACTACCGCATGAAGTGAAATTCCTGTCTGATCTCACTGTGGAAATCACAGAGTTGGGCAGAGATCTTGACTTTGACAATTTGAGCAGAGGCGAAAGAAACAGACTAATATTGAGTCTGTGTTGGGCATTCAGAGATGTGTGGGAAATGCTGTATCACAACATCAACACCATGTTCATTGACGAATTGGTTGATTCTGGCATGGACACAGCTGGTGTGGAAAATGCCATTGGTATATTAAAACAGATTGCTCGTGAACGTGGCAAGAACATCTATCTCATATCACACAGAGATGAACTGCAGGGTCGTGTGAACAATGTGTTGAAAGTGACCAAAGAAAATGGTTTTACTTCTTATGCATTTACTGATGTGGTAGAATAATGAAACTTGTAGTTCCATCCTATATAGACCACTTTCATATTACACAACTTAGTGTAAAAAATGCAATCAAATCAATCCCAGATATATCAAGTGTACACATTTTATGGAACGATAAAAACAGTAGCAAAAAAGTTGGAGAAAAATTAGCAAATCTTGTCAACGGTAACACAATATTTTTCAGCGATTTGTTTTTACAAGAAAGAATACAAACAAAAAATAATTGGTTGATTCAACAATTTGCAAAACTTTCATTACATAAAGTTTTCCCAGATGAAAAAATAGCACTTGTGTGCGGTGATAGTATACTTAGAAAATCTACACCATTGATCAACAAACAAGGAATTTCAATCAAATATTTGAGCAAAGAACACTACAAACCATATTACAACTTTGTTGAATTCCTACTTGGTGTAAACAAATGTATTGAGGATAGTTTTATTGCAGAATGGCATCTTTGGGACACTTACATACTAGATAAATTAGACAAATTTGTACAAGCCAAACATCAAAAACCAATTCATCAAGTATTTTTAGATTATCAAACTAATGAAAGTCCTAACAATTTAGTTCCCGGATTTAGCGAATCTACCATATATGGAACATTTATGCACACAATAGAAAAACAAGATTATGTCACTCAACCAGAATTGATTACAGAAGTTGATTCAAAAGATTTTGCTCACATGTATCTAACAACAAATGATAATCTCCATCTTGTTGATCCACACAATGGCGATTGGCGTATAGATGAATCTTTTTGGTCCACCCAGAATATTAAATTTGAAGAAGAAATTAAATTACTTTCCCAAATTATCAACGAACAATGAAATTTAAAACAAACTGAAAAAATTATTTGTCTTTGATTATTAGCCTGCTATCAGCACAGGGTTATGACATTAGTGATTAGCGTTTTTTGAACATGTTGCCATGCACTCTCACACGAATGTGTCCGTTGTAGTAGGCATCTGATTCCAGCACTTTGCGAGCAAACTGTTCTCTGGCTTCTATGTATGATAATTCTGCTTTGTTGCGGCAATAAAACAGGATTTCTCTGGTGAAATGCTCCACACCTAACTGTTGAATATCTTCTGTGAGAGCGTCTGATGAACCATAGTATTCACGCCAATCCGATTCTACCTTGTATCTGCGTCTGTTTTTCCTACCTTTGAGCGGTGGACGAGATTTTTTGAATTCCACAAGTTTTTTACCAATGTATTTTCTACCTGACTGTGTGTTGGTGATTTCGTAGACAAATCCCACACAGCCTTCTGGAATTTCTTCCACTGGTTTTCCTTGATACTGCCATGTCATGTTAAGTATATACGTCATGCACCAAGCCTCTACCGACATTGTTGATTCCATTGTCAATTGGATGGAAACATTTGTTGAAGTGCCACACCCTTCCTTTGGCAGCATGCCTCCCTGTCCATATGCTCGTCAGTTTAGACTGCAGAACAAAGTCAAAATTGTTGAATGCCATCAAGCAATTTGGGACGAGTGCAAACTGCAAATGCGTGAATGGTCAGACGAGTGGGAAGCAGTTATACTAGCATCCACACTTAGAGAAATTTCTCCAGGACTGCTATCAGAACGCATTCAAAAATTAAACAAACATTTCAAACCATATGATCTTGTGGCACTGGAAGATCATCCCGATGATCAAGAATTTATCGATGGTGTCAAAATGAATCATGGGGAGTTGGTGTTAGTTGTAGTTCAGCGACTCAAAAGATTAAATCAATTCAGCAAAAATTTGCAAGCCACAAAATATTATCATCGCTGGAGTGACGACAATCTTGATGATGTTGTGCGTTGGCGTTTTAGCGATTCTTAGGTTTGCTCAAACCGTGTATGGATTCATACACACTTTCTAGATCTTCCAAATCTTCAACAAAACAGTCTGCGTTGATGTGTTGATCATACATGGCAAGATCTTGGCTCCATTCACGACCAGTCCACCATTCAAATGCAGGAATGTCCTGTTTGTATCTGCAGGAAGCATCATATGATGCGCCCAGATAAAACCAATTGTAGGCCTTTTCATGTGCTGTGCGAATTTCATAGTCCATGGAAAACTTGCCAAGATGCAGTTCGGGATTTTTGTAGTCCCAAGCAAACTGCCAATTGTCTATGGAATGACCATACTTGCTCCACACAGACCATGCCACCAATTGATTGTCATGATAGTAACAGTAGAATGTTTCTTTGTCTGTGATCTCAAACTGTTGGAATATAAACGGATCTTTGTATTGATTGTGCTGTAGGTATCGATCGTAGACATCTTGCAATAAATTTTGATGTTTGATGGCAAACGATCCGGACCATTTTTCCACTGTGACGCCTTTGCGTTGTTTGAAACGGGGTGCTGTTTTAACGTATTCTCGGATGTTGATGCGAGAGGATCTCACTTGTAGCCAGTTCTCGCCCATGTCCACAAAACCTTGTGCCAGTGCTTGTTCTTGTTCTTCAGGTTCTACGTCTGCAAACACTTTGACCCACTGCATGTCATACTTGTCCAATCTACCAAAAGGATGTTCGAACCAAACTTTCATGTCATCATTATAACACAAAAAGTCAAAACGGCACAAGAAAATTTTTTGTTCACATAATATAATGTGCTAGGCAATCAAGGCACACTTCAAAAAACTTTTTTAAGGCTAACATAGCATCTTTGGTAATAGGGAACTACTCCATGCAGAATGGCGGCGAATCCCTTGATGCACAAGGCACAATGATGTGGCACTGGCAAGAAAAAGAAGCACCCACAGTCTGTTTGTAAATTATTCAATCGAGGTACAAACAGATCGCGTTGTTGAGAATGAGCTAACGGGTACAGCACAACCGCCCGACGTCAAGTAGCGAGATTGGATGACTGCGATACAAACGTGATGTATCGAAAGTTATAGTTCTGCTGTGAAGCAGAATTATGACTGCTCATCAACGTGATGACGACAACTTTACTTCGTAAAAGAAAATGCTTGAGCACAAGCGAAAAGCGATTGACGAAGTCAATCCATCAGCGATGTTGCTTGTGGAACTTGGCAATGAACTCTTGCAGTTCAACATCAGGACGTGAATCCGAACAGTGTGATTCTAGAAATTCACTCATCATTTCAGCAACTTCTTTGGGAGAATGATCCAACAACATGCGTTTGATCACCATCACACACTGTGAGTGCAGATCCTGTTTGGTTATGACAGCATGTTTTGATTTAACGATTGCCATGTGCAGATTTACTTAATATTATACTGTCTTGTCATTAAAGTGCAATATTATAACAAGGGCATTTTGGTTTTTTTGACTAACTCAATGTTTTCTTTGATCACTTCTGAAATTTTTTGTCTATCATCTCGCGATGTTTGAAATGCTTCTGATAGTGTCACACTGCCACGCATGTACCAACACATTTTGGTTAGATCAAGTTTGAGTTTGTGATTTTCGTTTTCTAAATCTTTGAAATATTTTTCTAAATCAGACTTCGGGGTTGAAAGGACTTTGATACGAAAAAATTCGAGTTGTCCAGTGATATAGGCACAGTGTATGATGCCGGAGCACCTTCTTTGATGTGTTCTTCGGGTGTCTGCACAGTGACTGGAGGCACTGCGCCAAGTTTTGCATATTTTTCCACATGTTTTTTGATTTCATCACCCAGTTTATAATCAATATTTGTCACAAACTGTCTGATGTATTCAGCATCTTCCACTTCGCCTTCGGGAGTTTTCACACACTTGATTGCAGACAAAATATTTTCAAAATTCAAATTTGCAAGGTTGGATATGATAGATGTGTATTTTTCTCTTTTTTGACTGGAAGATAATGTTGCATCTTCAACTGATCTCATGAGACTCTGTTCTTCAAATGCCTTGAGAGCTATGTTGGTTTGCTGTCTGTAGTTTAGAGGATTCAGTTTGACGTGCAATCCGTTGGACAATTCCATCCATTCTTGGAAATCTCCTTTGACCACTTGATCCATCAGCAACCTTAGATCAACTTTTAGTTCATATGATTTGTTGACCTTTGGAATTACAGTTGCAATGTCCATGCTTTCTCCATATGATGCTATTCTGATGGCAATCAGTATGGTGTCGACATCAATCATGGGCATTTCCCATGCATTTTTGATTTGTGGTATGCAAGAATGAATCACAGACACAGTGGCTTCACCATTCAACAGTGCGTCTGGTGTGTTCATCATCATTTCGTCACGTGCTGTCATGGCATACACTGCCAACTCTTCCGAGTCTCCCATGGCCAATGCACCTTGTGGCCAATACTTGCCACCAGAGGGCAACTTGACATAAATCTGGGGTTGTCTAAAATATGCTGACAACGGATTAGAAGTGGTGTTTTGTGTGTCCATAAATAGTATACAAGGAATATTTATATACGCACAAAATGGCCACAATTGAGTTCGACGGACAACAAATACCAGCACCGGAACTGGGATTCGCATCAGAAGCCACACTCAGACGTTTGGCAGGCATAGGCGGACAAAGTTCAGGCAGCATCGGCAATTTAGGCAAGTCGTCCAATACAACTGCTCGGAGTTTAGACGATCTCCGTAGAAAAGTCGACGAATTAGAAGACAAGTTTCCCAAAGTTACTGCAGGATTTGATCTGTTGGGTGGTGCAATCATGGGCACAACAGGTCTACTCAAAGGTGTGATGAATGCTTCTGGTAAATTTTCTGATTTGAACCCTGTGATCGACATTGCCACTGCAAGCATGCAGAACTTGGCAGGATTGGCTCCATTTGTGGGAGGATTTCTGCAAGGCGTGATTGGTGCCACAGGCGAACTGTACAAATTCAAATTGGAAATCATGGATCTCACACTTGACACATTCTCCAGTCTGCAAGATTTGGGCATACAGTTCAACACACAGGTGGGCACCACAGACGATTTGATCCAGGAAATCATCAAAGCACAGGTAACTCTAGGATCATTCAATGAAGTTGTTGGCCAAAATTTAGAAGGCATTGTTGCATTTGGTGGAGCCACTGACACAGGCGCAAGGAAGTTTTTGAGACAACTGGATCAATTGACTGATCCGCTGAGCGAAACTGGCATGCAGTTGAGATCATTGGGGCTTGATTCAGATGCCATAGCAGAAGCATTTGGCGACTTTATTCAAACCAATAGATTCAATGCAAAAATGATGACAATGGAAGAGACTCAACTGAGAGAACAGTTGGTGCAAAGAATTAAAAACGAACGATTGATCACAGAACTCACAGGTCTTGATGTCAAAGAACAACGAGCAAGATTGAATCAAACCGCACAAGAGGCATCACTGCAAGCTGCACTGATGGACATGGATGCTGAGGCAGCTGAACAAACATTAAAGTTTACTTCACTGCTGGACGGACCCATTAGAGATGCATTTGTTGGATTTACCACACCATTTGGAGTTGCCAACGAAGAAGCACTCAAAATGATTGGATTTCTTCCAGAAGTTGGCACCACATTGGAAAGTTTACAAGAGCGTTTGGAAAATGGTTCCATCACAGCGCTGGAAGCTCAGGCGGAATTAAATCAAGTTTTAGCAGAAGCATCAAAGAATCAAAGAGTGCAAAATCTATTGTTGATTGATGCAGCCAGAGGCACCAACGAATTTTCGAGTATTTTTGCTGATGGATATCTCAAAGGAAGACAGTTTGTCAATCAATTGGATCTCATCAATCAAAACACAGGGCAAAGTTTCAAAACACAAGATGAAGCGGCTCAATACTTTTTAGATCAAGTGGGCGTGAGTGCCAATGAATTTGAAAACGCAATGAGGAAAATCAAAACTGTGCTCACAGCAGAAGACATCATGCAATTGGAAGAAATGGATCCTCAAGACAGAGCCAAGTTTCTCAAAAACATCAAAGGACTGGACACAGAAACAGGCAACACACTTGCGGCACTGTCTGCAATACAAGATGAATTCTTTTCACTGAGCCAAGCCAAAATTATCCAGACATTTGCAGGCGACGTACAAGGATTTGCAACTCTGTTAGGCAAAACCTATGACACCTTGTCAGAAAAATTAAATTTAAAAGACGTTGATACAATTGATGTCAAAGCAGAAAATATGAAAGTTGAATTGAATGGCAACACCATAGAAATAGCTCCTGGTTCTGCCGCATACGCAACCATGAACAAAATATACCAAGAACGCCAAGCCAATAGTCCTTTTACGAATAATTTTTCAGGAGGCAATCTGTTTCCAGGCATGCTGAGCATGGTGGGAGAAATGGGACCCGAGTTGATCAAAGCAGGAGGCACAGGCGAAGTGATCAACAATGCAACTTCAAGTGACATCATGTCAGCTGCCAATGCTGTGGTCAACAATTTAGGCAACAACAGCAGTGGTTATGCCAAAGCCACTCTCGATGTGCTCACTGCGATGGCCAAAGACCAAGCAGACACCAAGAGATTATTAACACGCATACTGCCCAAGGCCTTGACTGGTAATGGCTATTTTTAGTGGTTGCAATGCAGGAAAAAGATACATATAATATAAAGTCATGAGTTGGAAAAAATATTTTAATCTAGTCAAGCCAGATGGATCAATGTCGCCTGTGAGTGGTGCCAACACAGCATCAAATCCCATGAGTCAGGTGGGTCGCAGAAACTACACATCCTATCTGCCAGAAGTCTACACGGGTCACCCCAACAGAATGGAGCGATACTTCCAGTACGACCAAATGGATCAAGACTCAGAAGTCAATGCCGCACTGGACATCATCGCAGAATTCTGTTCACAACAAAATTCCAAAACAGAAACACCCTTTGATCTACACTTTCATGACTCACCCACAGAATCAGAAGCACTCATACTCAAAGATGCTCTGCAACAGTTTACATCACTCAACGATTGGAACAGAAGAATATTCCGTATGTTCCGCAACACACTCAAGTATGGTGATTCATTTTTCATCAGAGATCCTGAAACACAGGAACTGATCCATGTGGCCGCATCCAAGTGCGACAAGGTGATTGTGAATGAATCCAAAGGCAAACAGCCAGAACAGTATGTGTTCAGAGATTTGAATTTAAATTTGGAATCACTATCTGCATCGCAGGTGGCAGCCAATGTGACCTATTCATCACCAGGTTCATCCGCTGTGTCAGACTCACAGTATGGTGGAGGACAGCGAGGCTTGGGCGGCGGCGCAGGTTTTGGTGGCACCTACGGACAGGGTGGCGGCAGATTTGAAACCACCATCAACCAATATGCCATTGATGCCAATCATGTGTGTCATGTATCACTGTCAGAAGGTTTAGATTCCAACTTCCCATTTGGCACATCCATCCTGGAAACTGTGTTCAAAACTTTCAAACAAAAAGAATTGTTAGAAGATGCTATCATCATCTACAGAGTGCATCGTGCTCCAGAACGCAGAGTGTTCTACATTGATGTAGGCAACATGCCCACACACATGGCCATGGGTTTTGTGGAGCGAGTGAAAAATGAAATTCACCAAAGACGAATTCCATCCATATCAGGAGGCACCAATCAGATTGATGCAACTTATAATCCACTGTCGATCAATGAAGACTACTTCTTTCCGCAGACAGCAGAAGGCAGAGGCTCAAAGGTTGAAACACTGCCAGGTGGCACAAACCTTGGTGAGATTGATGATCTAAGATATTTCACAAACAAATTGTATCGTGCATTGAGAATTCCAAGTTCTTACTTGCCAACTGGTCCAGACGATGGAGCCAATCCACAGTATTCAGATGGCAGAGTAGGCACAGCATACATCCAAGAATTGAGATTCAACAAGTACTGTGAAAGACTGCAGGAAATTGTGATGCCACCACTCAACCAGGAGTTCAAACTGTTCCTCAAAAACAGAGGCATCAACATCGACACATCACTGTTTGACATCAAGTTCACAACACCACAGAATTTTGCCGCATACAGACAGATTGAACTGGACAACCAACGAGTGCAGGCATTCACACAGATTGAACAAGTGCCGTATTTGAGCAAAAGATTTGCACTCAAGCGATTCTTGGGCCTATCCGAAGAAGAAATGGCACAAAATCAAGTGATGTGGGCCGAAGAGAAGGGCGAAGCCAGAGACGATGCAGTCAAAGGTTCCGATCTGAGAAATGTTGGCGTTACAGGTGGCGGTATAGGTGCAGACATTGCCGGCCAAACAGAACCTTCTGCAGAAGAACCCATAGGTGGAGAAGAAACACCGGGAGAAGAAGGTGCTGCCGACACAGGACTAGAACCTGGCACAGAGGCGTAAATACTCACATGCAACTGTTTGAATTCTTTAATGCTGTGGATGATTCAAGATACAACGCAGAAAAAGACAAAACTGTGTACAATATGGACAGCGACACAAGAAAATCTCGACTCACTCTTGAAATGATCAATCAACTGCGTCATCACATGCGGGCAAGACGTCAAGAAAAACGCACAGCAATGGAACTGTATCAAAAAATGTACGGTGGATCAGTTGCTGACGCAGCCGAACTCGCATAAACTAACTACTTTCATCAATGGCAGGCAGAGGAAGACAATGGCGTATGGCAGCTTGTGAGGCTGTGATGCGTGGCGAACAAACTGTGAAGTGTTTTGGCAAAACAGGCCAAGTTTCTGCATGGTTGTCCCCTCAACAGATTGCTGATCCCAAAGGCACTCTGGACCAACTCAAAAAACAAGAAGCCATCAAACGACCTGCTCCAACAGTCAACAATCTACCCAAAGTGCCTATACCACCCAAAGACACTGCCTACAAACCGAGAGGTGATGTGTGTTTTATTATTGCTAATGGCGAGTCTCGCAGAGGATTTGACCTCAACATGTTGAAAAATCGAGGATACATCATGGGCATGAATGTGTTGCCACTCAGAGAAGACTTTTGGCCTGACGCACTGATCTCAGTGGACATAGCCACAGTCAAATACATCTGTGATCACAATGTGCCTGATAGACTTGAAATGTGGTCATATCCCAGAGGCGGAGTCAAAGACCCCAGGGTAAAACGCATCGAAAAAGACTGGGGATGGTCATCAGGACCCACAGCTACACGCATTGCACTGGAATACAAGAAGTTTCAAACCATTTACATCCTTGGCATGGACTTTTTTGGACTCACCCAAGACGGTCGAGTGGGTGGCGAAAAGGATGGACGCAAACTTAATAATATGTACAAGGGCACAGATAGGTATCGCAAAGCCAATTCAGACAGAACATACTTTGGCAACTGGCTCAATCAAATGATCACCAACACAACCAATCATCCTTCAGTGAATTTCTATCATGTAGTGTTAGATAACCAGCGATCACCCAATAAATTAGCAGAAAAAAAGAACTGGATCGACATTACATACACACAGTTCGAAGAACACCTATCAAAAATGCCCAAAAAAGAGTCTTAAAAAGGTTCTTTTTCCCTTTTCTCTTAAATAAATGTTACAAAAGGAGACACAATCATGTCAAAATTTGAAAAACTCCTTGATCTGTTAGTGAATGAACAGAAAGATGAGGCAGAAAAGGTTTTCCACGAAATTGTAGTGGAAAAATCACGCCAAATCTATGAAGGCATCCTAGCAGAGGAAGAGGAAACTTCAGAAGCTGATGAATCATCTGACAATGTTGAGGGTGATGAAGTTGATGAAGCAAAACACAAAATGAAGTCTAAAAAAGACGACAAAGAAATGAATGAAGATGAAGCAGACGAAGAAGTTGAAGAAACAGAAGAGCCTGCAGAATCAACAGACGAAACAATCGAAGAAATCGGCGGTGACGCAACAGACGATCTAATTTCAGACATTGAGGCAGAAGCAGAAGGCATGGACGACATGGAAATGCCAGGTGAAGAAGGCGATGATGAAGATGAAATGGATGGTGACGATGACGAAGCCGAAGAAATGTTTGAACCATTAGAAAAAGAACTTGATGCATTAAAAGCTGAGTTCGCAAAAATGATGGATAATGACAAAGAAGACGCTCCAGAAGAGTCATACACAGAGTCAAAAGACGCTGATTCGATTGTCAAAGAATATGCCGAAATGGTCAAAGCTGGCCATGGTGCAGAAAAAATGGGCAAAGAAACAGGTGCAGACGTAAAGAAATCACCTGTGCCATCAAAGAACAAGCCAGTTAACGATGCTAAACCTCATCAAATGGGTGTTGGCGGCGAAGGCAAAGGCGGCGTTGGCAAAGCATTAGCAGGTGACACTGCAAAGCCTATGGGCAAGTCTTTCAAGAACGAAGGCGGAATAAAATCTGCCAAGATGGACAACGCTCCAAAGGCAATGGAAAAAGAAGGATCAGTAGACGGCAAGTCTCCTGTGGCATCTAAGTAAAGGAACTAGGATATGCAAGTACTATCAGAACACTTGACATTCGACCAAGCAAAGGTTGTGGTTGAGTCTTCCAACGAAGGTAAGGATCTGTACATGAAGGGTATTTGTATTCAAGGGAACGTCAAGAACGCAAACCAGAGAGTGTATCCTACTTTCGAAATCAACAAAGCAGTGCAAAAAATATCCGACCAAATCGCTGGGGGCCAATCAGTCCTCGGCGAAGTGGATCATCCAGAAGATTTGAAAATCAATCTTGACAGAGTGTCACACATGTTGACATCAATGTGGATGGATGGACACAACGGGTATGGCAAATTAAAAATTTTACCCACTCCGATGGGTAAACTTGTAGAAACAATGCTACAATCAGGCGTAAAACTAGGCGTATCATCAAGGGGATCAGGCAACGTAGACGAAGGAAGTGGTAATGTGTCCGACTTTGACATTATTACCGTAGATGTGGTAGCTCAACCATCAGCTCCAAATGCTTATCCAACTCCAATTTATGAAAGTCTTCTCAACATGAAGCATGGACATAAAGTATTGGAAGTGGCCAAAGCAGTAAAAGAAGATGCAAGAGCACAACGACATCTAAAAGATGGAGTGATCCGATTAATTAAGGATCTGAAAATAGGCTAAAGGAGACTAAACATGCTAGACATTATCAAACAACTCCTTGACAAAGACCTGGTAACAGAAGACACTCGTGCTGAAATTCAAGAAGCATGGGATGCCAAGTTATCAGAAGTCAAAGAAGAAGCTAAGACAGAAGTTAGGGAAGAGTTTGCCAAGCGTTATGAACATGACAAGTCTGTAATGGTTGAAGCGATGGACCGCCTTGTTAATGAATCTCTCAAAAAAGAGATTGCTGAATTCGTAGAAGACAGAAAACAACTAGCGGCACAGCGAGTGATGTACAAAAAAGGCGTCAAACCACACATGGAGATGCTTCAGAAGTTCATCACAAAACAACTTGCCAACGAGATGGCAGAGTTACAACAGGACAGAAAGCAAATGGCAGAACAGATTAAAACTCTTGAGTCATTTGTGACTTCATCTCTTGCTAAAGAACTCAATGAGTTTGAAACAGACAAGAGATCAGTTGTTGAAACTCGTGTGAAACTTGTGAAAGAAGCAAAAGAAAAATTTGCTGAAATCAGAAGTGCATTCATCAAGAAGGCAAGCAAAATTGTTGAACAGGTAGTCAGTGAGAACATCACAAAAGAGATGACTCAATTCAAAGAGGACATCAAAACTGCTCGTGAAAACAATTTTGGTAGAAAGATCTTTGAAGCATATGCTTCCGAGTATCTATCTTCATACCTAAACGAGACTTCAGAAGTTCGCAAGATGCAGAAGCAACTCGCAGAAGCCCAAGCACAAATCGAAGAGAAATCAAAGCTTTATGAGTCAACAAGAATCGAAAAAGACAAAATCGAATCAAGACATCGTAGAGACAAGATCCTCAACGAAATGTTACAGCCTCTGTCAGGCGACAAAAAAGAAGTTATGTCAAATCTGTTAGAAACAGTGCAGACAGACAATCTAAAAACAGCTTTCAACAAGTATCTTCCACATGTAATGAAAGATGCAAGAAAGTCATCAATTATATCAGAATCAAAAACAGAAACCACAGGCGATCGATCCAAGGCAACACCACAGGCAAAACAACAAGACGAAGATGTAATAAACATCCGCAAATTAGCAGGTATTAAATAGGAGAGGAAACAAAAATGACATCCCAATTGCTAGAAAGTAAATGGCAAGAAACTAAATCAGCACTGATGGAAGGTGTTGAAGGTACTAAAGCCAAATCATTGGATGTGGTCCTTGAGAACACACGCAAATACCTGTCAGAGCAAGCAACAGCTGGAGCAACATCATCCGGTAACGTAGCAACTCTGAACAGAGTTATTTTGCCAGTGATCAGAAGGGTCATGCCAACTGTTATCGCCAACGAATTAGTTGGTGTACAACCAATGACAGGTCCAGTTGGACAAATCCACACACTAAGAGTAAGATATGCTGACACAACAACAGGTGGTGCAACAAACATCACAGCTGGTGACGAAGCATTATCTCCATTCAAAATCGCATCATCTTATTCAGGTAACGACAGTTCACCTGCAAAAGGTGCCGCAACAGCAACACTTGAAGGAACAGCTGGTAAGAAGTTAAACGTTCAAATCTTAAAGCAGGTAGTTGAAGCTAAGTCAAGAAAACTATCAGCAAGATGGACATTTGAAGCAGCTCAAGACGCACAAGCACAGCAAGGCATCGACATCGAAGCAGAAATCATGGCCGCATTGGCACAAGAGATCACTGCTGAGATCGATCAAGAGATCTTAACATCATTAAGATCACTAGCTGGTTCAGCTGCAGCTTCTTTTGACCAATCAGCAGTATCAGGTACAGCAACATTCGTAGGTGACGAGCACGCCGCACTAGCAGTGCTTATCAACCAGCAAGCAAACTTGATCGCACAGCGAACAAGACGTGGCGCA